AGACGCTAGACAGGCCCCTAGGCCTCGCGTGCGCATTGGTCATATGATCATATGGTATGATGATTGGCCGGCTTGGCCTAGATGCGAATCATTCTCATTGACGTTTCATGCACTTTGCCACGTTGGCATGCTTCTTGCTTGGCTAGCAACATACGTGCCAGTGTGCCTTGGCATGCTTCTTGCTAATAGCACAATGCGTGCCATGACCACGTTGGCATGCTTCTTGCTTGGCTAGCAAGATCCATGCCAGCTTGGCCTGCATACTGTACTGGGTAGGGTATGCGCCTCGGTGGTACTGTACTGGGTAGGGTATGCGGCAGAGTGATACCATACCCAGTAGGGTATGCCGGTATACTGAGTAGGGTATGTTGCCATACTGGGTAGGGTACCCTTTTTTATTGTCGATGCCCCATTTAGGGTCCCATCGAACCACGGGGGCGGGGGGCCCCTACAGACAGCAAGTTTTTGCAATTTTTGTATATTTTTACGTATAAGTATACAATGTGCTTAATTTGTTAACGTATAAGTATACAATATACCCCCGGGGGTATATAGACCCTACTGTCAGTGTGGTTATTTGTGACGCCGCTCAGTACTCATTTTTAAAACTGAATACCTAAGTACTCATCTTGTTCAGGGTGTTCAGGGTGTCGGGGTCATATCTCTATATTTTATTTTTTTTTTTTTTTTTTTTTTTTTTAAAAATAATAAATAAAGACTGAACACCCTGAACACCCTGAACAAAACACCGATTTTTGGGTCATATACCCCCCACCCTAAACTGGGGCACAAACAAGCACATACATGGGTAATTAGGGTTAGACATGGGAATCGACGCACGTACCCCCATTCCCACCACTGCCGGATGGCAGTTAGCGCGGTTCATCAAACCGGGGGATGAGGTTTTTGATTACACGGGCCTGCCAGTCAAGGTTGTTTCTGTTCAGGAGTACACGCCGGTGGTGTGTCATAAGATCTGGACCAAGGACGGCCTGACGTTGGTGGTGGATAGCCGTACCGGCATTCCGGTGTACGACAGCAAGGCGTTCCTTACACTGTCCAAGTGGGGGCGCAAGGTCCCTACCCGAGAGGAGTACAGCCTCCCTATCTACGCGCCACAGAACCTATCTACCATAGAGACAGGTTGGTGCAGGATGCCAACGTGCTACCCAATCAGGCCGACAACCAAACCATTACCCCTGCACCCCTACGACATGGGGGTATGGATAGGTGACCCGCACAGGGACAGGCGCACACAGGTCACTTCCAAGTTGATTGAGGCGTACGGCAAAATCCCAGAATACATTCCAGAAGAGTACCTGTTCTCGTCGTTTGAGCAACGCTTGGCTATACTCCGGGGGGTATGCGCCTCACGGCCAAAGTGCCACAGCCGCATCTCGGCCAAGTTCAGGTTCAACATCAAGAGTCTCCGGCTTTTTAGGTCAATTCACAATTTGACGGAAACGCTTGGGATTAGGACAGAGATTGCACAACACCAACACCAGTACCACATGGTGTTCAGGACAAACCTAAAACTGGTCGAGGACCAAATGCCTGTGCGCCGGCCTCAGTACGAGGAGATGCGCAGAATTACCCACGTTACCAGTGTGGACATTAGACCCTGCGTGCACATCAAGACCGCAGACCCAAACAACACGTTCCTAGTTAGCGAGGGGTACCTGACAGTATGCCTATGAACGACACACAGCAAAAACTTTTAAAAGCTTTTGCCGAGCAAAACAAAGGTTGGCCCAAAGAGCAACTGGACTTGGCCCTGTGGCGGGTGAGGTGGGAGCTAACAGCCCTGCCCCACCAGCGCGAACCAGACGACGGGGAGTACGATACCTTTTTACTTTTAGCCGGCCGGGGTTCGGGCAAGACGCACACGGCGTCCAACTGGTTAGGACTGCGCGCGGCGATCTACGACAAGACCCGCTGGTTGGTCACGGCGCCAACATCAAACGACATTCGGGCAACGTGCTTTGAGGGTGACTCGGGCCTGCTGAACATCATACCCCCGTCACTGGTCAAGGACTACAACAAGTCGCTGTTTGAGTTGACGCTCAAGAACGGTAGCATGATCCGCGGCATCCCGGCGTCTGAGCCAGAGCGCTTTCGGGGCACGCAGTGGCACGGCATGTGGGCAGACGAGTTGTGTGCGTTCGAGTACATTGACGACGCGTATGACCAGATTCAGTTCACACTGCGCCTGACTGACCCGCGCATAGCGCGTGTGCAGTCGATCATCACCACCACACCAAAACCACTGGAGTTGATCACGGACCTGAACGAGGGCAAGGTGGGTGGTGACGTGTACGTGTCGCGCGCATCGAGTTATGACAACAGGGCGAACCTCTCAAGTACGTTTTTTAAGCAATTAGAAGCATATGAGGGCACGGATTTAGGCAAGCAGGAGATCTACGGCGAGATCTTGGACCCCGAGAACGCGGGTATTGTCAAGCGCAAGTGGTTCAGAAACTGGCCGGCGCACAAGGCGACACCCACACTGGAGTACGTGCTGGTGTCTTACGACCCTGCCACCAGCGAAAAGACACACAACGACCCGACGGCGTGCATCGCGCTAGGTGTGTTCGAGCAAGATGATTTCGCAACAAGTTGCATTTTGCTCGACGCGTGGGACAACCACCTGTCGTACCCCGAGTTGCGGCGCAAAGTTATTGAGGATTACAAGGAGGTTGTGTACGGCGCGGACAACACGTTCGCAAAGGGCAAGAAAACCGACCTGATTTTGATGGAAGATAAGTCGGCGGGCATCTCATTGATCCAAGAACTCCAAGCCGCGCACCTGCCGGTGAGGTCATACAACCCCGGACGAGCCGACAAGGTGCAAAGGATGAACATTGTGGCGCCTCTGATCGCAAAAGGACGGGTGTACGTGCCAGAGGACCCCGAAAACCCGGGCGAGGTAGCCCCTTGGGCCAAGCGTTTTATCCGCCAAGTGTGCTCTTTTCCCGAAGCCAAGGGTCACGATGACTATGTTGACGCGTTGTCACAGGCCCTGAGGGTCTTGAGGGACTCAGGATGGCTCCAGTTGGACCCGCTACCGCCAAGAGACTACGCACACGCAGACGACATAGCGCGAAACAGGGCTTATAACCCCTATGCCGCGTGATTTTCGGGCACAAACACCCTGATTTATGGGTGATTGGTTATAGGAGGCCCCCTGAATGCACGGTTCATCGCACACAAACGAGATTCGGCAGTGCAATTGCCAAATGTGTCGCTACATTCGAGGAAGAAGCGAGTCATATTCTGTGTGGGGTCCAGTCAGAGCAAGGTACCGAGACATGTTTAAGGACATGTTAAAAGGCGGAGAACTCGATGCCTACAACAAAATTTTAAAAAGCCGAGATTACGATGCTTAACCCAATTAAAACACCGACACAAATGATGTACGAACAAGCCGGCATCCCTCACTATGACAGGGGTGGTGTTATTGGTCAATTTGCAAGCCGAATCCAAGACGCAATCCGCAAATACACAAAAGCTGTAGGCCATCCCCCGTCTGCAGAAGAGGTGAAGCAGTTAGAAGACCACATTCGCTCGCTTTCTAAGCCAACAGGCAACGCGCCGCAGACAATGGCGCGCACACAACAGCAAACACCGTTCTCAAACCAGCTTGTGGACCAAAGTGGTCGTCCTTATCCAACAGCAACAAGCCCCACAGGCCAAGTAATCACGCCAGAGCGTGCCAAAGGCATGACAACACGCGAGACAATTGGCCCGTTCCAAGGTGTGCCTAGCCAGTTTGACATGACGCCAATGAACATCAAGGCGCGTGCGTACCCCAAGGGTCAGTTTCAAAACGCGTTTCCTGAAGACGAGTTCATGTCCATGGCCAACACCGGCCGAACAGCCAACCGCACATGGAACAAATCATTTACTCCCTCAACAGAAGAGTTGGCAACGCGCCAGCAGTTGGGTGAAGAGGCACTGACAGGCGTTGGTGACGACGTAATGGGTGGTCTTGATATGTTGCGCAAGACCGAGGGAGACATCCCCCAGATGACCAGTGCCAGCGAGCCTTTTGCCACACGCGCGGCACAACTTGAGGGTCCCGGCATTGAAAAACTGACAGACGAGATGTTGCTCGGCAAGCACGGTGCTTTGGTGGACAAGGTGGTTGCTGACTTCAGGGCCCGCGGCATTGACCCGGACAAAGAGGACATTGTCAACGCGATCAACGCGATGATCAACCCCATGCGCCACAACTACACTGGCATGAACCCAATTGCTCAACGCCCTATGCAGGGCCGTGGTCCAGCAACCGCAGAGATGAACGCGTGGCGTGACGAGGCCCGCATGTCTGGTCTGCCAGAGACGGTGGTGACTAAGCACCCATCGGACTGGAAGCCACAACAACAGCGTGATTATTTGCTCGACACCGAGCCAGCACAGCGCGCGCCGTTTGCGCAAGACTGGCAGATGCAAGAGTTGGAAGACAAGCGCCGCCGCGCCGTTCAGGGTAAAGCCGCAGGCGGCATGATGTACTCTCCCCGTGACATGCAGGCCGAGATGATGGTCCGCGGTTACGACCAAGGCGGTATGACTCGTCAACCTACAATGGAAGAGTTGACACAGTACATCCGTGAGGGCGGCTCAAGAATGGGCACATCGGCTGAAGAGGTGTTGATGCGCAACATGGAGCGCCGTGAGCCGTCCATGAGTGAGTACAAAGCATCGCCACGTGAGCGCATCTCTTCATTAGGCCAAGAGTTTTTAGAGAAATCTGGCATGGGTCGCCAAAAGGCGCGTAGAATGGCCGACACCGTGGTGGGTGGTCCCTCTAGCAACCTGCCGTTTAATTTTGGACTGGCCGACATTGCAACACTTAACCCTGCAGGTGCAATGGCCATGGCGCCAATGTACGCGTCAGAAACAGGACACTACTTAGCCAAGGGTGAACCCGTTGGCGCGGGCATGAGCGCACTAGGCATGTTGCCCATGGCCCAACCAATTCGTAAAGCATACAGAGGCTTTAACCAATAATGCAACCAATTATCCCAATTCAAAAGGGCGGTAACCTGTCCGCGTTGTCTTACGCAGAAAATGAGACAACCAAAGAGGTAGACACGGAACAAGAGGTTCAGGATCTGGCCAACGCGCTGGACTTGGACATTGACGACGTGGAGTCCGAGATTATTGAGTTGGAGGATGGCTCGGTTGTTGTCAACATGTTGGAGACACAAAAGCCGTCAGAGAACCCAGAGTTTTATGCCAACTTGGCAGAAGAGATGGAAGACGGCGTTCTTCAGTCTTTGTCTTCAGAGTACTTGGACCTTATCGACGTGGACCGCGAGTCACGCAAACAGCGTGACAAGCAGTATGAAGAGGGCATTCGCCGCACAGGCATGGGCAACGACGCCCCCGGTGGCGCAACGTTCCAAGGCGCCAGCAAGGTTGTGCACCCTATTATGGCAGAGGCCTGCGTTGACTTTGCGGCCAACGCGTCTAAAGAGTTGTTGCCGGCCGACGGCTTGGTGCGAACGTTCATTAAGGGTAAGGCTGACCAAAAACGTTTGGACACAGCACAGCGTAAAGCCAACTTCCTGAACTGGCAGTTGACCGAGCAGGTTGAAGAGTACCGTGACGAGATGGAGCAGTTGTTCACACAGCTTCCCCTTGGCGGTTCTCAGTATCTCAAATGGAGATTTGACAAGGACCTCAACCGACCAGTGCCTGAGTGGGTGCCGATTGACAACATTCTGTTGCCGTTTGCGTCTACCAATTTTTACTCAGCCGCGCGCATTACAGAACAGCAAGACATTACTGAAGACATGTTCAAGCAACGTGTCGAGATGGGTGAGTACATTGACATTGAGTTGTACACAACCGACGTCAATGTAGACGAGCAGACACAGGCCAAGAAAGCCAACGACAAGATTGAGGGCATCACAGAGCCGTCTAAGAACGTGGACGGTTTGCGCCGTGTGTACGAGATCACAACGTTCCTGCGTTTGGACGACGACCCTCTGACAGAGGGTGCACGCGCGCCGTATATTATGACGATCGACGAGACAAGCGGCAAGGTTGTTGCTCTGTATCGTAACTGGGCGGCTGGTGACACACGCATGCGCAAGCTTGACTGGATGGTCGAGTACAAATTTATTCCTTGG